TGCAGAAGATGGTTCTACACGTTGTTTCCCATACAACTACGCAAGTGAAAATCCAAACATGAAAGTAGCGGGGATGACATAATATGACAATAACAAGAGATGCCCTTTTAGCTAATTGTCGAGTTGTTAGAAATGAAAAACTAGCGCAGAGTGATATTAGCATGTTAAGAGTTTTGGAAAGTGCAACAACCTATTCTGCTTTTACAACTGCAAGAGCAGACTGGGTTACGTATCGACAAGCTTTACGAGACTACCCTTCAACCATTCCTGCTGAATTAAAAACGGAGGATAAAGACCATCCGAACAAATGGACTAATGTTCCAGAGATGCCTTTATCACCAGATGAAACGCAAGCAGTAATAGACGCTGAAGCTGAAGCAAAAGCAAATGCAACGGCCGCAGCAAAACTTATTAAGGAATAACTTTAACTTCAAGGAGACACTATGAAATTCATCCCTTATGTCGGAGAAGATGGGAAAACCCACTACTTCGATGCACACGCAGTACAGTTTACAATGGCGTTCCAAATTGGACCGGTTGACGAACATGGCAAAGTTCAGCAATGGGGAACAAAAGTTGCTTTTAATACGTCCAATCATGGTTTTGTAATTAGCAAAGAACCCGCCGATGTTCTTATAAAAAGGATTGAAGAAGCGAATGGTCTGGTGTCAGATTGATCCACCCTTTCAGCTTTCCAATTTTAATTCGTGACCTAGATCGAGGTGACGAAATAGCCGACGAGCTTTGCGAGTTCACGTATAAAATACGAGAGATCGATAAGCAAGGTGGTGTTATATCAGATAACTTTGGCGAAACTGCTAAGTCGCCAGAGGATTATGCTAAGTATGGTTATACGAGCTACACAAACTACAATCTCGCTTCGCTAACAGGCAAGGATAATAAAGGTGTTATTCCTAAAGTCCATGAAGCTTGTTCAGCCATGTGTGAAGAATATTTTTACAATATAAACAATCCTCGTGACTTCTACATAGATACGTCATGGGTTGCCACTTATGACGAGGGATGTTTTGTTCCAAGACATACACATCCCAATGCACATTTAAGTTGTGTTTTTTATGCTCAAGCAACTGAAGGCACAGGTCAAATTATTTTTGAAAACCCTTCTCAACCTATCTATGGTTTAATTACAGAGAAAAATGCTCGAATGTGGAACGATTATATTCCTGTTGAAGCTAAGAGGGGTAGGATGATTATTTTTCCATCTTTTATGCCTCATTACACTAAACCCCACATGGGTAAAGAAGAACGAATAATCTTTAGTGCAAACATGGCAATAATAAACACAATGATCTCAAGGATCAAACCACCTATCACAGATCAGCATAGGCACAATAACAACTTAAAGCTTGCAGAAAATTATGGGGACGACACACTCCTCTTCCCCAAGCATAATGATCCGAAACTAATAGAAGGTAAAGCTGATGAGCAAGACAATGAAAAAAGCATGTAATACTGTTATGCCGAAAAAAGGCGTAAGTAAAAAGAAAATAAAGTCTAACATTAAAATTCAAGGATCAGCTAAAGGAACTTAATTGAGTAATCAATCTCAACTTAAAAAGCTTGTGGCTTTGCAGAAAAGTGACGGGTGGAAAATAGTAAACGAAATTATGAAGGACGAAATACTACAACTCGCTCTTCTAATGGCACGATCAAAGGAAATGTCTCAACAGGAAATGGACTTTAATCGTGGTGCAATCTGGGCGGCAGAGCAAATGCTTAACCTCCCTACTAAAATAACCCATAAACTTGAGGGCGAGATCGCTCTTGAGGATAATGGTATTGGACATGGCTAGGACGCTACGGCTTCCAGAAGGAGAAATAAAATGGCTACAACACCAGAAGAACAGTTAAAAAGACTTGCTGAACAAAAGTTAGGTGCTGAAACACCACCACCAACTGCACCACCTCCCGCACCAAATGTGGAAAAAGAAGCTCCTCCAACAACAGAGGAGAAGGCAGCGGTTGTTGCGTCACCTCAAACAGAGGGTGATAAAGCAAATCAAGACCCTGTTGTTTATCAAATGAAGATAAATGGCAAGGATAGGGATTTAAGTCAGAAACAAATCGAAGAAACCTTTGGTCGATATAGGGACTTGAATTTTAAAAATATGACAAATGCGCCTATCAATGCAGTTACTGAACAACTGATGAAGGCATCTGGTGCAAGTCCAGATCAAGTAGCAAAACTAATATCGGCTTCTGTTAAAGCATTTACTAAAAATGCTCAGATGGGTAACACAAGACCTAAACAACAGAACGTAGCCGAACCGAAGCAACCCAGTCCAAAAGCTACTCAGCCGAACATTAATGAAGAGTTCGCTAAGTATGAGGACGAAAATGCAATAAGCCTTCCTCCCGGTTATCGAGAGGGGTTGGATAGAATTAATCGTATGGAAAATCAACTCAAGCAGGGTGTGACCATGATGAATAATATTCTCAACCAATCAAAAGGTAATGCACAAATGGGGATGCAAGCCGCACAATCTGCTAACGTGGACAGAAACACGGCTATAAGAAACACCATCGCTAACAACCTCGATAAAGCTCAAAGGGCAAATGGATTGCCAGATGGCGATGGGCAAGCGTTTATGGCGTATGCGGGCGAAAGAGGTTATACAATGGAAGATTTTGTTGATAGTGGATTAGTCAACAAAGTTGTTTCCGATTTCAAAAATGAAAAGAATACCCCAGAGTTCAACAGGTTGCAGGATATGGCTAAACGTAGAGAAAGCTTTTTAAAGACTGGTAAAACCAACCCAACATCTGAAATGGCGGCAAAGCCTAAAGATGATATGATGGAGAGGTTAACAGCTAAAGGCATCAAGTCTCGTTTAAATATCGGATAAAAATGCAATCAGATTAAAAAAAAGGACGAAGTGTTCTACAAGATACTTCATATTAGAGCCGTATCAGAAATGCTACGGCTCTTTTTTTTGATGCACTATAGGACAGAAGATAAGTGGTGTGAGTTCCACCTTTATTGAATGTTCCCCTAAATGAAAACCTTTATTAATAGGAGGATTGCTAATGGCTGCAATTCAAGGACTACGGGGTACAGGTCAGTTTACAACGGACTTCCGCCCTAAGAATTACAGAGAATTATATTCTTTGTTAGAACCTAATGGTAATGCCCCGCTAAATGCATTATTATCAATGGCTTCAAGTGAAGCAACTGACGACCCGGAATTTATCAACTTTCGCGATGAGCTGCCCGCAAGGGAACTTACTGTGAATGGTGCGATAAGTTCTGCATCGACAACTGCGATCGTAGTAGCTAGTGGTAATGATAATCTTTTTGCGGTAGCAGGAACTATTATTGTTAACTCAGAAACTGGCGAAGTTATGCGATGTACTGCTGATAGTACAGCAACAGGTTTAACTGTTGAAAGAAATATCGGTGGGACAACCCATACAATCGCTGATGGCGCAAAGCTATTTATAGCAGGGTCAGCCTTCGAGGAAGGTGCGACCAGTCCAACAGGCGTATCATTTGATGCTTCAACCTCATCAAATTATACTCAAATTTTCAGAACTGCTTACACAGTAACTGAAACTTTGAAAGCCACTAATCTAAGGACTGGTGACAAAGAAGATGAGATGGCTACTAAGGCTCTCAAAATGCACATGTCTGATATTGAAAGGGCAATGTTTTTTGGGGTAAAGCACGAAAGTAACGGCTCAACTGCACAACCTCGTAGATTTACAGGTGGTCTAACTAATCTCATTACAAACGTAATCGATAGATCAACAGCTTCTAGCTCTATGTCAGAAGATCAGTTCGATCGTCAGCTAATCGAAAACGTATTCGCTTTCGGTTCTAAGCAGAAGATCATGTTTGTAGGTGCAAAAGTTGCAGGTCACTTGCAAAAGATAGGTAAAAACAGATGGTCGCCAACTGTAATGGAAGGTACGTATGGAGTTAATTTAACTGCTTACGAAACTTTCGCAGGTACACTTATGACCCATCTGCACCCACAATTCAGACAGATACCGGGCATGGATGATGCGGCAGTTATTATTGACTTCCCATATCTGAAGTATCGTTATCTCGAAGGTCGTGATACATCTCTACTAAGAGATCGTCAAGCAACAGACGCTGATAGCACAAAGTCAGAATACTTGACCGAGTGTGGTCTTGAGATGTTGCAAGACAAGGTTCATACCTACATTAAAAACTGGACTACGCTCACTTAATTCCCTCTACGAGCAAGTCTACGAGCGGGCGCATCAGCGCCCGTTCTTATTTCAATATACATTTTTAGAACCTAACGGGGACGCACCACTTAATGCAGGAGAATTTTATGTCTTATCAAGGTACAGATAGTTTTTGCCCTAGATGTGGAACATACGGAGATGAAGCTGTGTTTGTTCATGGACATTATCAATGTCCGATTTGCAAATGTGTCATTGATGATTGCTGTCAAGGAGAAAGGACGACTAAGGGTGATAAATGCCCGATAAATAAAGAACCATCAAAATAGGAGACTTTCAATGGCACGTAAAAGAGCAAGGAATGACAAGGGGCATTACATTAAAGACGACCCCAATACCGAAGTGAACGAAGCTTGGACAGATGATGAAGAGATCATTGAGGATGAATTTATAGATGACGAGGAGGAGGAAGTAATCGTAGAAGAAGTAGACCCAACTCGTAAGGCAAAACAAGCAAAAGCTCCTAAAAACACAAACAAAAGTGAGTTTTGTTTCTTCGTTTCAGCAAATCCAGAAGCAGGGGTGTGGGACTTTATTATTGGAGACGATCGGTTCTCTGGATTTTGGGATGCCGATAGAGCGTATGTTCATTGGAAAATACCAAGATCAATTAAAGAAAACGCCATGAAGCATCATCATGTATGGTCGGGAAGAGTTTTACCCGCAGATGATGAATAGGTGTATGAATGGTAGAATATTCTGTAGTCAAACCATTTGAGAGTGAACAGGGAAAGTTTACCCCACTCGAAGGTTTAGTTCGTTCTGCTCTAGTACGAGCAGGTAATTTCTCTCCTTCCCGTATTGACGGGGAGGTGATGATGATGATGGTAGAGCTTGCTAACAGAGTTGTCGAAGAAGTTAGACGACATCCCTATTGGACTGGTGGCGATATAGACTACTATAATGATCCTACACAAACCAGAGAAATACCAGACATGATAATGATTGATGGACTTACGAGCCATTATCTTATTCAACAGGGTAGCGAAAAAGCTATGGTTTTTCTGCAAATGTATCAAGCAAATCTAGCAGATATATTGTGGGATAAATACAGAAGAAAAGACAACAAAATTGGTAACGATGAAATAATTGTTTCAGTTACTGATGGCGGAAGTAATAAAAATTATAAACCACCTTACCCAGATGATGAGACGAATAAGTTGTTAACATGACAAGACTAGCTTACGCCCCAATCGCTATTAAATCAGAAGCGACTACTTACTACGGATTTAGAGGCGTAGATCGAAGCCGTGACATTGCGGCTATGGAAACGCAGAAGGAACAAAACTTCTGGAAACTTGAAAATTGTTTTGTTGATTATAGGGGTCAGCTAATTCGTGATCCTGCTTTCTATTTACATAGAGGGTCTAATCGTTTCCCGGTAAAATGTATTCGTTTCTTTAATAGGGATGGTGTTGTCTTTGCTGAAGAAGATGCTGCAAATACTCATCTAGCATCTGATAAAGGTCATAGAGTAAATGAAGCTTATCAAAAAGATGCTGTAGTAACGATGACCAACTTTAAAGGTGAGGTGCATATTTTCTCACCAGATCAAGTTACTTATAGATATAATGGCTACGAGTTTACTAAATCAACGACATCAATCAAACCTTCTTTTGGAGTTCCTATTCAAAGAAGATTATGCGTTGCAGGTTTTAAAGATCGTCCTACTGTCTTAGAGTTTAGTCGTGTAGATAATCCAGATATTTTTTTAGCAGAAGAAGCGCCTACTGAAGAGGTAACAAGAGCAAGCTTTATAGACATATCTAATCTAATCGGTACTGCTGACGAGATAATAGGTATGGGTACATTTGAAGCAAACAGACTTGCAGTTTTTACCAAAGATCAAACGCTCGTATATATTATTGATCCAGATTTAGAGCAATGGCAGTTAGATAGTAGAGCCAATTTACGTATTGGTTGTATTAGTCATGGCAGTATTGTTAACGCAGGAAGTGATTTAATCTTCTGTTCGAGAAGAGGAATACACTCTTTGATGAGATCAGAACAAAATGGTCTTACTATTGCGGAAGCATCTCTCTCAGATGAAGTAGAAGTTTTGTATCAAGAATTAGTTAGAACAACAGAAAACCTAGCTTCAATACAAGCTGTCTACGATCAAGACACACAAACGTACCATGTTTTCTTCCCACGTAGAGGTGGTAGACAAACTGTTCGTTTAAGTATGAACTTTCGTTCTGGGTATGAAAAAGTTAACTTTCAGTTAGGAGATACTCTCTTTCCTAGATGCGGTAGTTTCTTAGGTGGTCGTCTTATGTTTGGAACAGCAGACGGAGTTTATGAAGCAACACAAAGAACTTTTTTACAGGATACAGGATTATCCGATCTAAGAAGATCGCCAATGATAGCTGAAACACCTATCTTATGGTTGGGTGATTTTATTGGTACGAAGAGGTGTCATACTCTTATTGTACAGGCTACAGGAAAGGGTCGCTTCTTTATTGATGCAGTCGATGAAGATGAAAGACAGATGACAACAATAGAATGTAATATGGATAGGCTCACGGGGGACGACCATTGGGGCGATAGTCCGTTAAAATCAGATTACACTTTTCCATTTCAGCAACACTTTAGAGGTGTTCGTTTGAGATTTAGAACTGAAGAAAAAGATACTGAAACCGACGTAACTGTAATTTCATTTGCGTTTTTAATGCACAAGGAGAAATAAAATGGCTCGCCTAAAGGTACTTTATCCCGGCAACCACACGTCGAGTGGTAACATCGGCGCAGACATTGAGAATGTTGTAAGATACTTAAATTCGGCAGAAATTGCAGATAATACTTTATCTGAATTATTAGCAAAAGTTTTTGACACAACGACAGGTAAAGTTAAAACACTTGTCGAAATGCGTTTAGATACAACATCTGGCTTGCAATACAGAGTTGGTGAATATGTAAGTGCAACTGAAGGTTGGAATACATTAGCAACATTAGATCAAGTTAGAGGTGCATCTGGTTCAGACGTTGGTACGATTGGCGCACCATTGTTTTCTGCTCGTGCAGATCACGTTATAAACCTAACTATCAATGGTCAGATACCATATCCTACAGGAACAACTGTTTTTACATATCAACATGATGTGGCTGATGCTATTGTTGTTTATATCAATGGTGCTTTACAGGCTACAAGCACATATACTCATTCACATACAGCAGATACAGTTACACTTTCTAGCCCAACATCAGCTAATGATGTTGTAACAATATACAAAGTTCAATCAGCAAATGATAGTGGCTATCAAAGAACAGAGGTTGTAGCTCTTGCCGCACAGGCTGTGTTCCCTTTTGTTCACACAGCAGACCAAAGTGTTTTGGTCTACAGAAATGGTATTTTACAGAGACCGGGTGGAACGAACGACTATACGCAACAACCTGCAAACTCTACGATTACGTTTACGAGCGCCTTAACAGCAGGTGACTTGATTACGTTTATCATCGTAGCAGACACAGCACAGGTTCGTGTGTCTGGTTTGATGACCGAAGCAAAGTTTACAGATGCAAATGGATTTATACCATTTAACAAACTGTCTATTGTAGATGATGAAATTCCTCAAACAAAAGTTAATAATCTAACTGGTTTGTTAGCCAACAGAGGTAGAGTTTATGTATCTGCTACTCAGCCTACTCCTGCAAATGCAGGAGATATGTGGGTTGATACGGCAGCTTCACCAAACGTACTAAAGTTTTACAATGGTACAGGTTGGTTGTTAACTTCACCAGATACAGGTATTCCTGCGTTTACTACATCTAACGCATTGCAGTTTCTACGAGTAAACTCTACTGGTGGTGGTCTGGAATTTTCGGACGTAGATTTATCTGCACTCGTAACAACGACTTCGATCGGTGCTGCGAATGGTGTAGCCGGGTTAGATGCTTTTGGTAAAATGCCTATTGCTCAGTTGCCTAGCACATTTGCAACAAGAAGTTTCTATATTAATGAACTAGGTTCTATTACAAATGGTGATTATCGAATTACTAGAGCCTTCAAGCAAAACGTAAGACTAGATGCTATAGCAGTTAAAACAGGGTCTGGAACTTGTAATGTTCAACTAAAAGCAGCTGGACTAAACTTAGGTGATATAGTTGCCGCAAGCTCTACTCTTACAGAACAAAACTTATCAAACTCTATTGCTGTAGATGCAACAACTGTTTCTCGTGAAATAGCTATTACAGTTACATCTGCAACATCAGTAACAGATTTAGAAGTAACAGTAGCAGCGGTGATAACAAATGTCTAACTTCAGCAATTATCAACTTCGTAAGATAGCCCAATCACTTGAGGGCATGGGTCGTTATGGCGATACCCAACTTGTACACGTTACACCAGAAGAAGTTGATATGCTGACAAAAGTAGGGGCAGGAACAATAAACCCGAAAACGGGTTTATTAGAATTTTATACTACTCAAGAAAAATTAAACCAAGCTCTTAAAGATAGTGGTGGGGAGTGGACTAATGAGGTCAATGAACTTGCTAAACAGCGTGATGCTGAAAAAGGGCAAGTGTATAATGTTTCTACAGATACTTATACTTCTACCAATACAAGTAGTGGAGGTAGTAATAAATCCTCTACGACTGTACCAACAAATCAAGATGACTTTACTGGTAGGTATGATCCCGGTCAACTAACAGATGAAATAAGAGAGCAGAACAGAAACAACTCTTTCTTAGGTCTTGATCGTGATGGCGACGGGTCAATGTGGACAACCACAGATACGGCAACTGGTGATACTTATAACTGGCTTGGTCAGAAAATGAATATCGTTGAGGGCGTTAATGACGAATACGCATGGGGTGCAATGGATGTAGATGGGGATGGTTCTATGTGGACAGCTAACGGGTCATACGCTATTTCAGATCACGCTCTTGTTAAAGGTAAAAGTGCATTTGGCACAGCATTAAATGTAGTTGGTTTGGTTGCAAACCCTGTAGCTTTTGTTGCAGGAAAAGCTATTAATAATTATTTCGACGCAGACAAAGATGGCTCTATGTTTACGACTGGTGGTAAGTTTACATGGGGAACGGGGTCATCCAATACTCAAGCACAAACTACTCCTGTAGATTGGGGTGATGATGATAGCTCAACCACTTCTACTGTCGCAATCGATAATACTGACAATGAAACACCAGATGATGATACAAAAAAGAAGGACGATGAGGAAATGACCTATTCTGATATAAAAGGTCAGTTCGGGTATAATAAGTTTAGCAGTTCTAGGAATGGTAGAGAGTTTTTAAACTACTCCTATGTAGATGGACAAGCAACACCTACCACCTCATACATGAGAAGCGATCGCCCTTTTCATATAGCTTTATCAGAGGAAAGCGCACAATCTTATGCTTTTTCCGAACAGGCTTCAAATGGAATACAACAGATGATAAGTCAACTTGATCCAGATGTTATGGACGCAATCGCAGGAGAGATGAGTGTTCATTTAACTAACGATCAAAAGATAGCCCTCGTAGTAGGGGATGAAGAGAGTGGCTTTGTTGAAGCCACATACGAAGCTAACCCAGAAGGCTACGATACTGTAATGAATGACGTTGCTAACATGCTCGCTTATATGGGTGCTTCTGGTGACGCTAAGATAGATGCAGGTTTTATGGGGAGAGTTGCTTCAGCAGAGAGATTTCAGAACTACTCAACCCCCGATCTAGTATCGTCTTTAGCTGCTTTAGAAGATGAACTTCTTTTATACGAACAGGGAACACCACAATATAGATTGGTCGTTGAGCGTATAGATGAGATACAAAGAGAAATGTCAAGACGAACAAATGATGGTAATGCAAATAGTGCCGCGTATAGTGTAAATGCTGTAACAGATACGATTAAAGAAACTGCAAATGAAATTGTAACGGCGGCAGCTTAATAAGGACGACTTAAATAAAATAAAAACGTAGTGTCGATTAAACAACAAGAGGTGTAAGATGGCTTTTTCAAGTGAAATATTTGGTGCAAATACTGGAACTTCTATTGCGAAGCGTAAAGCCGCATCAGCAGCAGGAGAAAAAATTGCAGATCAAGGAAGATATGGTGACAGTATGGTTATTCACGCATCTCCTTTTACTCAAAAACTTTTAACAAGTATGGGTGGTGCAGGAACATTTAACCCTAAGACTGGGATGTTAGAATTTTTTAATGTTGATGAAGCTGTAAAAAGAAGGATGAAGAAAGGATATTAATTTGGCGAACGCATTGCGCGACGCTATGGAAGTATGGGGAACTTGCCCGACCTATGGTGAATATAAGGCAAAGTATCTCTGGTTCAGATTAGTAAGCGCTTACGATAACGATAAACTTCATGTATTTTACGACGAAGAAAAGCCAGTTGGATTTATGACGCATTGTTTCTTTACTGAGAAGGAAGCTGAAACGATGAAATGGTATGGAGTGGAAACATTCAAACGGGATAAAGGCGATCAGCTTTGGGTAATAGATATGGTCGCTAATGGTGGAAGAGATGATGTTCTTGAGGTGGCAAAACACGCAAGAGCATATTTAGGAAAGACGTATCCAGAATATAAAACTGTGTACGCTAAAAGAGGTAAACGAATAGCAAGTTATCCAAACGTAGGTGACTGGCACAGTAAAGGAGAAGCATAATGGGTGATATGTCTGGCGGCGGCGGAAGCTCAGATAACGATACAGGTGATGACAACGATCAACAAATGTCTAGTTTAGATAACAGGTATGTTCCATCTGATGATCTTGCTATGGGTAAATTTACTGCTAACTCCACTCCTGCTCCTGCTGTATCTAACGATAGTGGTGGTGGCGATAAAGGTGGTGACGAGGCTATGGGTGACGACGACACCGATACCTTTGACGCTATGGGTGGTTATGATGATCGTGAAGTAGGTGATGTCGATTATATTGCTGAACCTGCTGTATCTAGTTCTACTCCAAGTGGAGTAAGTGGCGACGATCCATACGACGATGGTGGTGGTAAGGGTGGTGGTTCTAATACTGCACCCGCAGATACAACGCCATCTTCAGCAGGTGATGTTTGGGGAGACGACGATCAAAGCGGTGTCCCATCGTATGTTCATTGGCAAAATCCAGACGATAGTGGGGGTAATCAAATCGTACCTACGGGTGGTAGTGGCGTAGATACTTCTTCTATTTCTGGGATTGAAGCTGCTTCTACTCCAAGTGGAGTAAGTGGCGACGATCCATACGACGATGGTGGTGGTGTCAAAGGTGGTGACGTGGTTTTTGGTGAACCCGAAGATACAACTCCCTCTGCCGTTTCAAGTTCTTTCAATAATCCCAATGATAATACTAGTATTTTCCAAGAAGGGCAAACATCTACATTAGGTTTAGGTGATGACTATAATCGTCTTGATTTTGTTGAAGGTAAATATGCAACTAAAAACGACAAAGCACTTGTTGAAAATGCAGGTTGGATACTAGATCAAGATAGTGGAGTAGCTATGCCACCTCCGGGTGAGCAAGGTGATAGTGAATTTGCGGGAACTAACTTACCTCCTCAACAATATATTAATGATGGTTCTGATTACACACCCGACGATAACCAACAAAACCAACAAAACCAACAATATATTAATGATGGTTCTGATTACACACCAACAGATGATAGTGGCGCAGAAAATAATGAAACAACTGGCACACAAAATACCGACACAGGCGACGATACTGTAACAAAAAGTTGGTTACAACAAGTCTTAGATGGAGACAAAGGTGGCGATGGTGAAGG